ATAGTAGGAGGTGGAGCAGCGTTAACGCAATTCAGTTATTGTGGAGTCCAGACTGAGAACACCGCTAACTTAGGCGCGGCGTGTATAACGATATCAAGCGCGAACGAGTTCGTCAATGCTGGTGGATATGATTATCACCTTAGGTCCACGGCGAAATGTATTGACGCTGGCGTGTCCATCACCGGAATCACTACCGACTACGATGGGAACACACGGCCCAAGAACTATGGCTTTGATATTGGAGCGTTTGAATACCAAGAGGAAATCAACACCTATACTGAAACGTTCACGGCATCGCCGACTAAAACGGCATCGCCAACAAGCACTCCAACGTTTACCATAAGCTCTACTAACACGTGGACGCCATCATTCACCGTTACTCCCACGCCTACTCCAACCCACTCGCCGACCGACACGCCGACGTGGACTGCGACCGCGACGCCGACCGATACGCCGACCGCCACGCCAACGTGGACTGCGACCGCGACGCCGACCGATACGCCGACCGCCACGCCAACGTGGACTGCGACCGCGACGCCGACCGATACGCCGACCGCCACGCCAACGTGGACTGCGACCGCGACCGAAACGGCTACTCCAAGTTACACTGATACACCAACGTCCACCGATACACAAACGGATACTCCAACTCTCACTGACACGCCCACGTGGACAGGGACTGATACAGAAACGGCGACTCCAACCTACACGGATACCCCGACTTGGACGCCAACCTGTACCGACACGCCCACCGGAACGTCTACGGACACAGAAACTGATACTCCCACCTACACCGACACACCTACCTGGACTCACACGGTGACGGACACACCAACGTGGACGGATACCGACACGCCAACATGGACGCCAACGGCCAGCCCCACTTGCACTGATACTCCGACCAGCACCGACACGGAAACTGGCACACCAACATCAACCGCTACTCCGACCGATACCGATACTCCTACGGACACGGAAACGGCCACGCCGACGGATACGTTGACGCCAATGATCTTCACGTGGACTGACACGCCGACCTATACAGACACGCCAACCTCGTCGCCCACTGACACGCCAACGAGTACGGACACCGAAACAGACACGCCGACCTGGACGGCAACATACACTCCGACTGCCAGCCCCACAAGCACATGGACGCCTACCGCGACAGAAACGGTTACGCCTACGGCTACTCCAACACAGACACCATTCTTCCAGGGCGGCCGGCTGTGGAAATACCTGTAACACCTAACAAGGAGGATGCGATGACGGAGTACAGACTGACACCACCCAAGACAGTGAAGGCGAAGAATTATATTGTCTATACCTACTATGAGGTGGTCACGGTGTGCGATGGGGTAGCTGTCTGCAGGATGGAGACGACCAAGCGCCACCTCATGCGCCGGGGCTGGAAGCTAATCGGCGGCGCCAACGAACCGCCCGCCAAGCAAGCCGCCAAGAAAAAGAAGGCGGCGAAAGGAAAGTAATGGCTGATTACTGCTCGCTGTCCACCGTCAAGTTGATCATGGGTTACAGCAGCGACAAGGATGCGCTGATCAACGTGCTGATCCCCATGGTCACTGACCTGTTCAACAAAGCATGGGACAGGGACCTCCGGTCATCCGCCGCCACCGAGGAGTATGATGGGAGCGGGTCGCCGTATATTTTCCTGCGCCGGTGGCCGGTGAGTTCAACTCCTGCCGTAGTGCTGAAGGTAGATGATGAGGTAGTGGCCACGACTGATTATGTCGTCTACTACGACGAAGGGATGATCAAGCTGCAAACCAACACCCGGACCGGCCTGGAGCCGGTAATAACCCTTGGCGATAAAAACGTCGAGGTGACATACACGGCAGGGTATAGCGGAGCATCAATCCCCAAGGATATCGAGCTTGCCGCAGTCTTGATGACGGGTTACCTGGTCGAAAACAAAGGCGTGATCGCTTCGGGTATGCAGTCCGAGCGGATCGGCAATTACTCCTATCGCGTCGCCGATCCGGCAACGACATCACAGGAGGCCGAGAAAGCTATCCCCATGAAGGTCTGGTCGATGATCTCCAGGTACGCCAAGAGAGACTTCTATGCGGTGCGGAGGTAGGACATGGCATTTGAAACCCTGCTGCGCCAGACCGTGGGAGTGCGCGCGCCATCCGGCCGGACGAAGTACGGGCAGACTGAACTTGGCTCAACCAACTATTACCTGGCAAGGATAGAGCCGGTTAATAGACTGATCTATGATCTGAACCAAAAAGAGCGCGTCGCCAAGTACACCATCTTTTTCATGCCGACGGTCGTGGTCAGCCCCGGTCACTTTATCGTTTATGCCGGCGAGCAATGGGAGGTTATAAGTGTTGAGCAAGTTCCCGGGCAGGATGGCACCATTCACCATAAAGAGGTTTTAGTCTGATGGCAGACCTGGTGCGTATAGATTTCAAGGTCGAAGGGATCGCCGAGCTTAAAAAAAAGCTCGATAATGCCGCTTTGGCCGTGAGGGTAAAGGCCGAGCAGGGAATGAACGAGTTCACCGGTATTGTTTTTACGCGATCCCAAGAGTTGGTCCCGGTAAAGACGGGAGTGCTACGGGCAACCGCTATCTGGGAACGTGCCAAGTGGGTAGGCAAATCTATCGTCTCACTGATTCGGTACACCAGGCACTATGCTTTTCTCCAGCACGAGAAGCCCTTCAATCATGTCCACGGCCAGTGGAAATACCTACAGACTGCCGTCGAGGAGAATAGCGATAAGATGGCCCAGATCGTTGGTGCCAGGATTGATGAGGTCACATAATGGAGGTCCAGTTTTTCGATGAGCTTGGAGAGTGGTTGGAAGACCAGGGCGTCGGAACGTTCGGCATGGACTCCGGCACCGGCTGGGGCATTTACATCATCAACGCCCCGCCTGAAATAAAAAACTCAGTTATCATCTCGCCGACGCCATCAGCTTCCGATGGCGAGATTCCGGTCACGCGCAGAAACTTCCAGGTGATGGTCCTATCAGAAAACACGGCGTCGGCAATGGATAAGGCAAAGGAAATATACAACCTGCTGCACCGGAGATGGAACATTGCGTTACCGACTCTCACGTGCTACAATTTTACCAGTGTAGGGATGCCATCGTACCTGGGAATAGACGAGCAGGAGAGAGCAATGTTAGTGGCCAACTACACGGCATTTGTGAAAGGACAGGTAGTGTGAACAAGCAAGCCAAGACGAAAAAGGAAAAGAAACCCCGCGGCGAATCCAAGAGGGTGAGCATGGTCAAGGTCCGGGCGCTGGGTGGACTTCGTGTTCCCTTCATCGGACGAGCCACCGAGGGCGAGGTGACGGAGGAGCAGTTCGGTCGACTCAGCCGCATCAAAATTGACGGGATAAATTATGTTGAGAGGAGGTGATTACGAATGAGTACCGAAACGCAGCATGGGACGCTTGACTCCATCAAGGCTGGGCCCTGTTCCGTCTACTACAAGGGTGCTTTCCTGGGTTTCACTCAGGACGGCGCCGAGGTCGAAATCGAAGAGGCATGGGAAGACGTGGTCGTTGACGAACACGGCGAATCCCCTGTCGATGCCTTATTGACCTCCGAAAACCTGACTGTCACGGTCACACTGTCGGAGTTCACGATGTCCAACCTCCGAAAGGTGATCCCTGGAGCAACGCAGGTCATAGATGGAGGGAAGGAGGCCGTGACGTTCGGGCGGACGACTGGTTTCCGCGCGAGGAGTTATGCCGGAGAGCTGACGCTTCACCCGATAGCCAATGCCACGGCGGACGTGTCCGAGGATCTGACCGTCTGGCTGGCGTACGTTTCCGAGCCGGTTACCTTTTCCTACACCTACAACGATGTCCGGAGTTATGAGGTGACGTTCCGCGCGCTGGTCGATGTTGGCCAGGATGACGGGCGGCGCATTGCCATCATCGGCGACAAGACGGTGAGTGCCGACGTAACGGCTCCCGCTGTTGATTCAATCGTTCCGACGGACGAACAGTCCGGCGTCTCTGTCACGGCGAATGTCGTCATAACCATGGACGACAACGACCTGGATTCAGCGTCGATGACGGCTTCAACCGTCATGCTGATCAAGGATGCCGACGGGGTGCAGGTCGCAGCGGCGCTGAGTTGGGATGTTGCGCTGTCAACGATAACCCTCAACCCGAACGCGAGCTTGAGCGGTTCGTCTGATTACCGAGTGGTAGTCAACGGCCTCAAGGACGTGTCCGGCAATCAGATGACCCAGGCCTTCACGAGCATTTTCACTACCACCTAGGCCAAGGTCAAGAACCGGTTAGGAGGTCGGGCGATGGAAGACAAGGTTATGGACTCGCTGCCGGAGGCAAATAAGTTTACCATTCGAGGCCGCAACTTCACGGCGCGGAGGGTACCGCTCGGGCAGCGGATAGAACTGGCGCGGTTTTTCATGCGGCTTCTTGGGCCACTCGGTGAGCTGGGTATCGATCCCAAGGGGTTCAGCATGGATAAGCTGTTGTCGCGTCTGCCCGACCTCCTGGCCGAACTCGGTAAGGAATATCAGGATGTGATTACCGGATGCACCAACATCCCTGCCGAGTACCTCGAACAGGAGTGTGAGATCGAGGATATCTATGTGATCCTCCGCAAGGTTGCCGATGTCAACAACTTTGGGAAAACAGCAAAGTCCTTTGGCGATCTTGGTTCAAAAAAAAACGTTCTCCCGATTGGCTCCAGCGGTGGATCGGGTATTTCGGTTTGAATTGCGGTTGGAGTAAGCAAGACGTCTTGAATCTTCAGCCCGAGGAGGTGCCGGATATCATGCGAGCACTAGAAAGCGAGAGACGGAGAAGGCATCTTGAGGGCGAGATATCTCTGCTGGCGTTATCATCTCTGGTCTGGGCTAAACCTTCCGTCAAGAGGAAGCGGCTGTCAACAATAAAACGAGAGTTGAAAGCACTAAATGGCTGAACAGGACGTCGGTGGTTTACTTGCGCGGTTGAGGCTTGATGCCGAGGGCTTTTTCTCGGCAATTTCGAAGGCCAAAGATTCAGCCGAGGGCCTGGGCACCGCCGTGTCCGATGTGGGCAAGCGGTTCACCAAGGCCGCTGGGATGACTGCAGCTTATGGCGCAACGATGGGTGTCGCCACCAGTCAGGCCGGTAACTTCGAGCAGGCGATGGCCAATGTCGGAGCTGTCATAGGTGCTTCTGGCGAAGAACTCAGAGTCCTCGGAGAGATAGCCATCGAGGCCGGCCAGACCACATCCTTCTCGATCATGCAATCGGCCGAGGCGATGCTTGCGCTCGGGAAGGCTGGCGCCAGGACCGCCGGAGACTTTCGCAGTTCTCTCATTCCTACTCTCCAGCTGGCCTCGGCCGCACAAGCTGAAATCGGCGCCACGGTGGAGGTGGTCGATGCTACTCTGCGCGCGTTCGGGTTGGATGTTTCCGAGACAACACGGTTGACGAACGTATTCGCCACCGCCGCAGGGACAACCTCTGTCAGTCTGGATGAACTGTCAGGGGCCCTGTCCAGCGCCGCGCCAGCATCCGCGACCATCGGGCAAAGCCTCGAAGATGTAACCGCTATCCTCGTGACACTATCCGAAATGGGTGTTCGGGGCGCCCGTGCGGGGATGACCCTGCGCCAGGTGATGCTTAACTTGGCCGCACCCACCAAGGATGTGGCGGAGGCGCTCCGACGCCATGGTATTTCGCTGGATGAGCTGGCATCTTTACTCCCTAAACCGATAGAGCTCCTGAAACGGCTACACGACGCCAACCTCTCGAACGCGGACGCCGCCAAGATATTTGGCGATCGCGGCATCGCACTGTTCAGGGTGGTCAAAGATGGCCTGCCGGACCTGGCCGCCATGCGCGAGAGACTATCCGGGACGGACTCCGCGTCACGGATGGCATCGCAGCAGCTGGATACCTTCAATGGCAGCATGAAGAAACTGAAAGGATCACTGGAAGCAGTGGTCATTGCATTTGGGACGGGTCTACTGCCAATCGTCCGGCAGTGGGTAGATGGCATCAAGGAAAGCGCGCCGTCAATGTCCAGGTGGATCGTCGATCATCAAGCACTAATTCAAGTCATGGTGGTGGAGGTTGGGAAACTGCTGTTGTTGGTGACGGCTATCACCGGCGCGGCCAAGGCCTGGGTGATGTTAAGCTCCACGATGGCCATTATCCGGAGTGTTACAGGAATGACCGCCGTTGCCATCCAAATCATGACCAACAACCTGCTCATGGCCTCAGGCGCGGCGGCCGTGGCTGGCCGGGCGATGCAGGTATTGACGGCGGTCGCGCCATGGCTGGCGCTCGCGGCCGCCATTGCCTATGTGGGCGACAAGATTCTGGACTGGAAAGAGAAGCAGATTTTGGCCCGGGACCAGGCCAATTCAACTGCGGCCTCAAATAAAGGGTTGGCCGATTCACTGACTCGCGTCGCAACCGAACTCGACAAAGTGCGGGGGAAAACCGACGAGGTGACGCTGGCCAATAAAATACTTGAGCAGAACGGCATGAGACCAAATATTTCCAGCCATGATGACCTGATCCGCCGGATCAGGGGGCTGAACATGGCTGCGGCCGAGAGGATGCGGCAAGATAATGCTTCAGCTTCACAGTCCGAGAAGACCTCACAGAGACGGGCTGATGCGGCGAAAGTAGAGATGGAGGCATACCTGAGCGCGGCCAAGGAGAAAGAAGCAGCGCAAAGCGATTTCAACGTGACCGAAGCCGAGGCGATAGCCCTGGCCCGAAAATATACGCAACAGGAATTGATTGAATACGAAAAACGAAAGGCCGCGCTGCTGCTGCTCGTCCAAGGTGGAAAACTATCATGGGCGGACTATTACACCTGGATCGCCACGGAAGGGCAGAGGTTTCATGACTCCGAGGCGTTACGAATGCAAGCGTTCCAGGAGCTAACAACCTCGATCCTTCAAGGCACTCAGTCGGCATGGAGCACCTCGATTGCTGGAATGCTCGCGGGGACGGCGAACTTCACCCAGGGAGTCCAGGCAATGTGGGAAGGTTTAAAATCCGCAGTGATCAATGCCATCTCCGACATGATAGCTAAGTGGCTGGTGTTTACGCTAATGAAAGCTGCCCTTAAGGCCGCGACCGGCGGCCTCTTGGGATTTTCTGAAGGCGGTATGATCGGCGCTCAAAACGGGTTATTACCAGCCGGGGAAGATATGCTGATCGGGGTCCAGCAGGGTGAGGCGGTGCTGACACAACGTGGCGTGGCAGCCGTCGGCGGCCCTGGTGGTATTGCCGCTATTAACTCCGGGGGGGCCACCGGCGGAGGCGACACCTTCGTTTTCAACATCAAGACACTGACGGGCCAAGTGGATGAGGCGTCAATAGATTACATCACTAAGGCCGTGCAGATGTCTAAACGCAGATATTCAGGAGCGATAGCATAATGGATTCCCAAGAAATCATTCTCAAGAGCAAGGCCAAAAATCCCCGCGTGTTTGGCCCATCCGACACCGTTGAATTCACTTATGACTATTCGTCTGTCGAAGGCCTTGAAAACCCTGCGGAGAATATCCGAGAGTTCACCACCCTGGGTGACGCCAAGAGGAAACAAGCCGAGGACGACAAGTATAGGTTCTCCGTCGCGTGGTTCGAGCCAAACGACAATGTTCCGACGCGGCTCTATGACATTCGAAAGGGAGGTGGTGACCGCACCATCCAGGTGACCTATATTCACTCGGATCCCATTATTGGCCGGACTGACGGGACCATCATCGGGTATATTGCTGGCTTTACGGCCCGGCGAGTGGGGAAGCAGTCTGGGAAGCACTCGTGGCGTTGCACGTTGACAATCCAAGAGGCATGAATGCACACTTTAACACCAGCGTCCAAGCAAGAGCAATATTTCAACCTGCTTCGTGGCGCGGTCACGCATCCCGTTTGCCGCGTCAAGTATGTTGACGACGATGGTATGGAGCAGACTATCACTCAAGACGTGACGGAAATGGGAATAGCTATCGACAGGGATGATGAGCGTGAAAGCGGATACCTGTTGGTTCCTCCTGCCTCGCGTCTGACTTTGACCTTCGCAAACGAAAAGAAACAGTTCACCACGGGATTCGGGGGGACGTATGATGGCGTGATAAAGCGGGGGAGAAGGTTCATTCCTGAACTCGGCCACAAATTGAACGGCACTCCGGAATACTTCCCGCAGGGTGTGTTCCTGAGCGATGACCCATCATTCGATGTTTCGCCAAGCGCGGTGTGTCGAGTAACAGCCAGGGACCTGATGGGAGTCCTGGTCGACTCCGAATTGTCACTGGCTGCCGAGGCGTCGATCAGGGCGTCCGATTACATCATCGAGATTCTCGAACGGGTAGGATTAACGTCCGACGAGTATGACATCTTACAGACCTCGACTTTTATAACCGCGCCAGCGGTCACCAACGAAAATGCTGCTCACCTGCTTTCGGAGGTGATTGAATACCTGCAGCTGGAAGATGCCTACCGGCTCACGTCTAAAAACAACAAACTTGGTCTGGAGATACCGAGCAATAATCCGCTGGCAGCCGACTATGTGTTTCACTGGGTGCTGCACGTCTCCGACTCGTATTCCAGACGCGACGATACGCTGAAGCTGGCCAAGCGCCTGACTGTCCTCCAGACGGCCAATCCAACGGTAAGCGCCGGATTGACACTTGCAACCACCTCAGGCGTGGTCGGCGCGTTGCCGGTGACGCTCGCCTATGCCCACACGCCAAGCATCCGTGTTGTCTGGCAGCAGACCAGTGGGGATGTGGAGCTGTTTGAAACCAACCGGACGTTGACCACCATCAAGCTCGACAAGCGTGGCGCCGGTGGAACGACATGGGGAGTGAAGGTTTGGGGCGACAAGGTGACAGCTGGTGGTTTTAGGGGCGAGGCTGCATCAGGTGAAAACATACGATTGAAGCGGGGAAAGACACGCGAAGTGGTTAATCGCTTCATCGCCAGCGATGCCGAGGCACGAAACCTTGCTGATATCCTGGGCGTTGCCGTTTTCTCGGAGCGGGTCCGTGCGGAGTTCGACGTCGGGCATGGCTGGCTCATGGGCCAGATCAATGACCTCTACCGAGTGGTCGAGAAGTATTCTAACGATAAGCGGCTCTACTATTCCGTCGGGTTGCGGCACGAGTACAGCTCGGATCAGGCCATGCTAAAAACAAAGATTGAAACCGAGTATGCCGGTCTGGTAGAATTAGGGCAGAGGTATGACGTTGGTTTCTGGTATGACGCAGGGAGAATTTATGATGAGCAATACGCGATCGGGGACGAAGCTTCAGAGGACCACACCTTTCGAGGTGCGGCCAGGAGGGTGGTATAATGGCCTATAGGTTGGAAGGCACGGCTCAGCTCAACGAGATTCTTTTCCAGTCGATGATCGACTCATTCCCGCACCGTGACAATTACGAGAAGGTGGCGGCGGCGGTTGCTGCTCACGCGGTCTCGATTGAGGCCCTCGAAAACGGAGGATCCCCCCCAGCGTCAAGTTCGGCCGAGGTCATTGCTGCCAGGGATGATGCCACGGACCTACAGACGAGGATCCGCTCCGGCCAGAGAGTTGGCCATGACGGAATTATCGCAGGAGTGCTCAACGAGTGTGCCGTCACTGCTTGGTCACCAGAAAACGACAAGGTCTATGTGGACTATGGTGAGGGGATCGTCAACGGGGCACTATTCCATTCCGATGACCTGCAGGAGCTTGATCCCGCCGACTTTTCGGTTGGCGAGACCAATCCCAGAATAGATGTTGTTTATATCGGAGCGGATGGGACCGCTGGAATTACGACCGGTCTTCCTGCTGCGTCACCCAAGCCTGAACAGATACCAGACAACACCATCGAGATCGCCAGGGTTTTCTTATATCCGTCCGGAGCCAACCCCAATGTCCCCAAGACCATTTACGATTACGAGGGTTCGTCTGGCAATTCGTTCATCATCCCGAAAGCCGACAGATTCCTGTTTTCTTCGGTGGAGACCAGGCCGGAAATGGTGAGGGTCAATCAGGTCCGTAACGGCAGCTTCGAGATGCTCGACGACACCGGCGGCGTGTATGCTTGGACGGCCAACAACGCGACCATCGCCCAGGATGCTGACGCACTGTTTGGCGACAAGTCGCTCAAGATCACCAACGATGGCACCAACTCTATTCATTACGCACAGACGTCCATACTTAATCCTCTTGTCATGCGTGGCCGATGGGTTACCGTGACGGCATGGATCAAGTTGGCGGGAACGTATGCCTCAGCGAATGAAACCTATGTATCCCTCATTCAAACCGGCGCCAGCCCGGCCGTTGACACCTTTACCATTGTCAACACCAACACCAAGACGTGGACCCGCGCCATGCTCAAGGCCTACGTTGACAACGATGTGACCTCATTGACGTTGCGTATATTCCCCCACTGGCGAGATGCTTACGCCGACTCCACGGCCGTCTACGTTGACGGGGTTCAACTCCATGTTGGCAAATCGGTTGTGGGGTTTGAGTTCCCTGTGCTGGTGAAGTACGAGGCAGACGGAAGTTGTAACCTATACAACCTCCAGGTCTTCAATGATTTGGAGGTAAAAGGCGATCTGGATGTTGGAGGTGATAGCATCTTTGGTGGTGATGTTCACGTCAACGGAATACTTTACACCAGCGGTGCGACTGACGTGATCGCCTGGCTCGGTTTATAGGAGGACGATATGGCCATTTATGGTAAGCAATTCGCGTGTGGAGAGTTTGAAGTCACGGAAGATTCCGGTGAAGCTACTGATACCATTTTCCAGGTTGCGGCAAACAAAAAGGTCTTGCTCAAATCAATACTGTGGTATATCAGCGCCGTGGCCGGAACCGCCGCTGAAATAACCGGCCACGGCTTGGTAATCACAGATAGCTCGGACAACGAATTAGGCAAAGTTTCGTGGAAAAGTGGCACTCCGGCCGCCGCCACGAGTGACACGGGTTTCGTCTGGGTGGAGAAGAACATTGAGATGGCAGACCAGCAGAAATTGAAGTTGTGGATTAACACCTCGGTAGGTGCGAACAAGACACTCACGGTTAAGGTGGTTGCGGGTGGGGCCGAGGAAGATGTCTGAGGGCACAACAACCCAAGGAGATCGTCATGGATGACGGCGGAATCACAATATCGTTCGCGTCGGGTGCGGCATCGGTTGGTGGTTTGGCGGTTGGCGTGAAGCTTTTCCTTGACATGCTGAACCGCCGGAAGAACGGCAATGGAGACAACGGCGCAGGAGATGCCGATAAAATTATTTCGGAGGTAAAGCGTGATACCACCGACATCAAGGAGATATCAGTGAAGTTGGCCGACAGAAGCGTGGAGCAGACAACGCTCTTGAAGGTCATGGTGGATGAGACCAAGGAGCAAACACGGCTCCTGGGGAAGATAGCCGGAGGCAAGGCTTGAACACTGAACGGAAGAGACTATTCGACCAGGCGGTGAGGTCCCGAGCCATTGACTTTGACCACCTCATCATCCTTGCACATGCTGTCCTCGAGACCGGCTGGTTCGATCACGTTGTTGGTCTAAACAATTATTGGGGCATGAAAGCGCCGTCTGACTGGAAGGGTCTGGTGTGCCGCAAGCCAACCATGGAGATATTCACCGATGCCAAGAAGGCGGTGGATTTTATTAACGCAAGGAAAGCGGACATCATCGAGGTGAGGATTGGTGGCTGGAGAGGCGATCCGGTGGTGAAGACAGATGAGGAGGGTCAGATCTGGGTGCTGTCATATTTTACCATCAAGGTCTTTGAGAACTTCGCCGACTGGGCGACACCGGAAGGGGCGGTGGATCAATACCTGTCGCGCCTCGTCAGGCTATTTCCGAAGGCGTTTGAAGCCAAGGATAACCCCTCTGATTTTGTCAGTGGCCTTCTGGCGGGTCCGTTCAGATGGGCGACGGACCCGGACTATGCGGCGAAATTCTTGGCGGTATATGCCAAGCTGAAAGCAATGCAGGAAGATAGTGGGGACGTCGTTTAACCAAGGAGGAGTGATGCGGACGTTAATCTCTGTCGCTCTGGTAACTCTCTTGACTGTCGGCATTGCGCTGGCCGGGGAGTACCAACGGGAAAGCGCGGCTTTCGAGGCCGCTTTCGCGGCCAAGGATTACGGGAAGGCCGCGGGGATCGCCACCACCAACGTCGGAAAAGGAAACGCGCTCAATGCCCAGGCCTACAAGTTGTTGGTGTCCGGTGACATGGATGGAGCCAAGAAGTTGCTGCTCGAGTCCATCGCCGCGGACCCTGAGCAGTTCTGGGCCCACAACAACCTGGGCGTGATTTTGCTCGCCGAAGGCGATTGCTCCGCCGCCATGAAAGAATTTCAGTTGTCGGTGGATGCTAACTCCAAAGCATCGGACGAGCGCGCCGGAGCCAGGGTCGACAAGGCCAAGGCCAACATCGCCATCGCCGAAAAGGACTGCATGTGAAGTGGCGCACGGTCGCGATGAACGGAGCAACACGGATTGAGCTTTACTTGCTCATCGTTGGTGCTTTTATCTTCGGGCCGTGCGCTCACACTGGCAGGTCGGGCGTGATGGCCGTCGCGCTCGACCTGCCAAGTCCTATGGAAAGCAGACCCCATGATTTCACTGAAGCGATTGAAATGGCATCCGGTGACTTCGTGGTTAATCTGCGACTGATGCGAGCCATCCGGAAGCTCGAAAACGGAAGGCACGGCCTCGAGATGGGTGTCGGGAGAGTGAGGCCAGATATGCGCGACGAGCACCCCGTTTACACCCAGGCCTGGGCCGCCGCTCGACTCCTCGCATTGTACCAGCGGGACTGGTCGGCAGGAGATTTTAGGGCCAAGGAGTTCGCGCGGTTCAAGTTTCCGTTCTTGGCCTACGCTTGCAAGCGGTGGAACCCCGCCATCGGTTGGAAAACGTACTATAAAGAGCTGGAGAAAATTTATTAATTCTAATGGAGGTTAAAGATGAAAGAGCTGTTGCTGCAGAAGTTAAAGGAGTGGGTGAGCCGCAACCTGGCGGTGAGCGGTGGCGCGGTCGCCGTGATCATGGACACCCTGCGTGACAACACCATCCCTGTGTCGCTGAGGATCACCGGCGTGATCTGCATTGCGGTTGTCGCCGCCGTGTATGTCGTCAGTTCGCAGGTCCTCAAGGCCAAGGTCGAGGTGCCGCAGTAGCGATGGCTCACTCTGAGTGCCAAGGATGCTCCCAAGAAAACCAGGAATGTGTGCATCGGGGTAAATCTTGGGACATCATAGGTGGGTGCTACTGGCACCGCAACGGGACGTGCCCTCACTATAAATCGAAAGGTGAAGAAGATGAAAAATCTGCTGCTGGTTCTGGTGCTGCTCATGTCGGTGACGATGGCAAAGGCGGACCCCGAAGTTAAGCCGTTGACGCTCCCGCAGAACTTGTTCGAGGCCGCGGGTGGTCTGGACTTTGACTTCGCCATCGGCACCACGTTGACTCTGGGCTTCATCGGTATTTACGATCTCGTCGAGTTGCGGGGTGGCATCGGTGGTGTGCCCGACAAATACACGGCCTGGGCTTTCGGTGGTAACATCAATCTCCGCAAACTCACCGGTGGACACGTGCGGTGTCTACTCCCGCCGAGCATCAACGCCAAGTTCGGCGGCTATTACCTGATGCAGCTCGACGAGCAAGAAAACGGGACCAAGAAAGTGAAGAATCACGGAATGGTCACCGTTTCGTTCGTGGGGGCGCTGTAATAGCCATAAAATCGCACCAGGTTGGCCAAGGTTGAACGACCGATAGACTCATTGAGCCATTGTGCATAGATTCACGAAGTCGCGCCACAGCTAAACGTGGCGCGATTTTGCTATAGTTTGTCCTATAAACAAAAAACGCACGTGCGCGCAGATTTATCTTGACACCGTAACAGAACAGCTGTATATTTGCACCACAGAGGCGGCAACGAGGCCGCCGCAAAAAGGGAGGGTAGGAAAATGACCACCTGGAGCAAGCGAGATTTGCGGCTGCTGGACGGCGCGTGTGCTGACGGCAAGGCATGGGCGCTGACGCTGGATGGGCCGCTGGCGGTGCTGACGTGCGCTGACCCGCCTTACAAAACCTGGCCGCTATGGTTGGCGGGTAGGTGCGACAAGCGCCAGGATTTGCTGACGCCAGCAGCGCTGGCAAACATCGCGTCTTGCGCGAAGGCGAAGCCAGTGGAGGCGCTGGTATACACGGCCGCGCTGTTGCCGCCGGACGTGCTGGCAGCCCGCGCGGAGCAATGGCCGTATACGGCGCTGAAATACGTAGCCGCGCAGTTGCCGCCGGCGGTGTTGGTGTCTTGCGCGAAGGCGAGGCCGTGGGAGGCGCTGGTATACGCGGCCGCGCTGTTGCCGCCGGACGTGCTGGCGGCCCGCGCGGAGGAATTGCCGTATACGGCGCTGGCATACGCGGCCGCGCAGTTGCCGCCGGCGGTGTTGGTGTCTTGCGCGGAGGCGAGGCCACGGGCGGCGCTGGTATACGCGGCCAAGTTATTGCCGCCGTCGGTGCTGGCGTCTTGCGCGAAGGCGGAGCCGCTTACGGCGCTGAAATACGCGGCCGCGCAGTTGCCGCCGGCGGTGTTGGTGTCTTGCGCGAAGGCGAGGCCACGGGCGGCGCTGGAATACGCGGCCGCACTTTTGCCGCCGGACGTGCGCAAAAAATGTGAGAACGCGATAAAGGAGGGGAAATGACCACCTGGAGCAAGCGAGATTTGGAGTTGCTGGACGGCGCGTGTGCTGATGGCAAGGCATGGGCGCTGACGCTGGATGGGCCGCTGGCGGTGCTGACGTGCGCTGACCCGCCAGACAAATCCTGGCCGCTATGGTTGGCGGGTAGGTGCGGCAAGCGCCAGGACTTACTGACGCCGGCCGCGATGGCAACCATCGCGTCTTGCGCGGAGGCATGGCCGGTGGCGGCGCTGCAATTCGCCTCCGCGCAGTTGCCGCCGTCGGTGTTGGTGTCTTGCGCGGAGGCATGGCCGGTGGCGGCGCTGCAATACGCGGCCGCACTTTTGCCGCCGTCGGTGCTGGCGTCTTGCGCGAAGGCGAGGCCGGATACGGCGCTTTTACACGCCGCCAAGTTATTGCCGCCGTCGGTGTTCGCGGCCTGCGCGAAGGCGGAGCCGTATACGGCGCTGAAATACGTAGCCGCGCTGTTGCCGCCGGACGTGCTGGCGTCTTGCGCGAAGGCGGAGCCGGGGGCGGCGCTGGAATTCGCGGCCGCACTTTTGACTCCGTCGGTGCTGGCGTCTTGCGCGAAGGCGGAGCCGGATACGGCGCTTTTACACGCCTCCGCGCAGTTGCCGCCGTCGGTGCTGGCGTTTTGCGCGGAGGCGAGGCCGGTGGCGGCGCTGAAATACGCGGCCGCGCTGTTGCCGCCGTCGGTGCTGGCGTCTTGCGCGGAGGCATGGCCGTGGGCGGCGCTGGAATACGCGGCCGCGCTGTTGCCGCCGTCGGTGCTTGCGTCTTGCGCGAAGGCGGAGCCGGGGGCGGCGCTGACATACGCGGCCGCGCAGTTGCCGCCGTCGGTGCTGGCGTTTTGCGCGGAGGCGAGGCCGGTGGCGGCGCTGGCATACTCAGCCGCGCTATTGCCGCCGTCGGTGCTGGCGTCTTGCGCGAAGGCGAGGCCACGGGCGGCGCTGGCATACGCAGCCGCGCTATTGCCGCCGTCGGTGCTGGCGTCTTGCGCGAAGGCGGAGCCGGGGGCGGCGCTGGAATACGCGGCCGCACTTTTGCCGCCGGACGTGCGCAAAAAATGTGATAACGCGATAAAGGAGGGGAAGGGATGAAAATGGAGAATGTGAAGAAGGGCGACGTGGTATCTAACGTCGAGAAGCCGGGCGTGATGTATCTGGTAGTGGAAGTTGGCGGCCTGCATGGTGCGAAGTTACTGCCATTCAATTATTTCGCCCACGTAGTCGCAAAAAAGCCGCTGTCTGAATGTTGGGATAACGATGCCCCGGAGTGGAGTTCCCCATCAGATTTGGAGTTTCTCGGTCGGATAGACTAATGCTAACAGGCGGCAACAACGCCGCCGCAAAAGGAGGTGATCGCAAGTGAAAGTGACCGAAGTCCGAATCTATCCAACACAAGGGAAGGGGAAGATCATTGCCTACTGCTCTGTCACGCTGGATGACGTTCTGGTGATTCGGGACTGCAAAATCGTCCAGGGTGAGAAGGAGAAGTTTTTCGCATTCCCATCACGAAAGGAGGGTGACAAGTACATCGATATCGTGTTTACGCTGAGCCGCGAGCTGCGACAGTCGATCGGCGAGTCGGTAATCTCTGCTTATAACCAACAAGGAGCTCCTAGTGAAAAAGAAAAAGAGTGGTCGAGCCAAAGGAAGGACGAAGACCTCCCGTTCTAAGCCGTCACCAGCTGCTGCTCTGGTCAAGATGGCCGACGGCAATAGACTACACCTTGATGGTGTGGTGCTGCAGGAGAGGAAGTCTGGCATGGTGGTCAAGTACACCCGAGAAGAGCTGGACCTAATCAAACAGGTTGCGGCGCCCGGCGTGTCGGACCTCGAGTTCAAGCTCTTCATCTACACCTGCAAGAACACCGGTCTCAATCCTTTGCTGCGGCAGATATATGCGATCCGCCGCAGGCAGTGGAACGACGAGAAGTACAATCCCGAGTCCAAGAAGTACGGTGACTGGGACTATCGAATGACCATCCAGATGGCGGTGGATGGTCTCCGGCTAATCGCTCAGCGGACCGGAAAGTATGCTGGACAAGAGGGTCCGCAGTGGTGCGGCAAGGATGGCGTGTGGCGTGACGTCTGGACGCCGCCGGAGCCGCCGGTGGCGGCGCGTGTAGGCGTCTACCTGCAAGGCGTCGAGCGGCCGGTCTGGGGCGTTGCGCTTTACGACGAATATGTCCAAACTATCAAATCAAAGGATGGAGCACCGAGACCCACACGGATGTGGGGTGATATGCCCGCCAACCAGCTGGCCAAGTGCGCCGAGAGCCAGGCCCTGCGGAAGGCGTTCCCCGCGGAACTATCCGGCCTATACACCCACGACGAGATGAAGGTGGAGGAGCCGGAAAAGTCATTGGTGTCGCCAGACCAGCTCGCCAAGCACAGGAAGAACGCTCAGCGGGTCTACATCCTGGCCGGAGAGCTTGGTGACTCCAAGGAGTGGGTCAAGGCATACGTTGCCAGGGTCTACGGGGTCGGTTCAAACCTCGAACTGTCCGACGCCGACCTGACAACCCTGATCTCCAAGATGGAAAAAGGCAAGCTGATGATGGACCTCGCGGCCGAGATTGGAGTCGAGAAGCAGGAGGTCAAGAAGACCATCAAGTCTCGGCACGGTGCCGAGTCAATCATCGAGGTGCCGGAGGTGGCGCTGGATGATATGATCGCCAAGGTCCAGAGGACGTTGCGATCGTCGGAGCACGAGGTCGTCAAGGCTGGAAGCGTGGTTGAGGAGGTAACCAATGCCAAAAAGTAGGTCCAAGGCACTGCCAAAGGATTATATCTCATTCACGCAGTGCTCCACCTATGCCAGGTGCCCTCGTCTGTATCACGCAAAGTATTTCGACGGCAAGGAACAAGATCGGAACTATCCGATGAAATTCGGCCACGTGATGCACCTGGCTGCCCGTGCGCTGAACATCCTGGCGCAGAAGAGGAAGGTGGACCTTGACCCTGGGGACGTGGCCAAGGTGTTTAAGGCCGCGATGAAGGACGAGGTTGGTGCTGGGGAGATCCCACCGGCGGACATTGCCCTGGCGGAACGAGCATTGACTCGTTATGCCTGGTCTCTTTCCAGGACCGTCGGCCGGATGCACGGGTCCGAGGTCGAGGTGGTAGTGCCCTACCAGGATGGCGTGGGCTTGAAGGTCATCATCGACCGCATCGATACCTTCATGGAGGACGGCCTTGAGATCATAGACTTCAAGACGAGCAGGGAGATATGCTCCAAGGCCGAACTCAGAGAGGATCCCCAGCTGCTGACGTATGCCTATGCCGCCTCGTTGATCGTTCCAGGAATCAGAAGGTTCAAACTCACGCACTGGATGTTCCGGCACGATCCACCAGAGAATTCGGTCGAGATCGATGCCGACAATGCCATGGGCGTCAAGGACTGGATCGACTCGGTGATCACCGGCATCAAGGCCGGCCAGTTTGAACCACGCGTCAACCAGTATTGCCACAACTGCCCCGTTCGGTCAACGTGTCCGGCCTATTCGACGCAGTACGTCGCGCACCACGAGGAGATAAAGGATGCTGGCCGAGCCATCATGGAGCTAAAGGATGTTGACGCCAAGATATCGATCATGACGGCTCGGAAGAAGGCATTACGAGGCGTGATCGGTAGCCGTGTCGAGGAATCCGGTCCCATCGAGATTGACGCTGGTGATGGGAAGCGGGTCTGGAATTATTGGCCGGAGGATTCGAGGACCTTCCCGCCGCGGCTGATCTCCGGTTTATTCCGAGAGTACGGATTGGACATCCTGGACTACATGGACCTGTCGGCATCGTCTTTCGAGGAGCTGAAGAAGAAACTGTTCAAACTTTTACCAGAGGAGAAGATCGCCGACTTCAAGGCCAAGGCAGAAGGAATCATCAAGATCGAACGGAGGACAAAACTTGCAGAACGAAAACCCAAGTCCGGAGGGACCGATGGAAAATCTTCAGCTTAACATCGAGAGGTTCATCCAGAAGAGCCGAGAGCTAGAGTGTGCGACCGTTGGAGTCTATCTACGGCTCTACCTGCTCGCCTGTCAGAAGACGGGAGATGACATCGAGAATGGCCGGGTCGAGATCATGGGCATGGAGGCTGGGGAGAAGACGCTTGCCGACCTGCTGGACCTCACCTCGGACCAGCTGCAGTATCACATCGAACGTCTGGTCAACTCCCGGCTCATAGCTACCAAGCCACTGACGATAGTGGACTTGGCCGAAGACAACAGGGCATACCTGGGACGCAGGAGGCGCGGTACTGACATCGGTACCGAACGCGGTACTAAAGCCGGTACTGACATCGGTTCTGGGGGTGGTACTCACGAGGGAACTGCCCCCAGTTCCCAGGAAAGGAAAGGAAAGGAAAGGAAAGGGTGTACACCGGAACCGGAACCGGTTCTGGATGTCACCGAGTTCATCGTTCGGACATACCAGCCGGTTGCGCGCCGGGTCCCCACCATGCCGGAGATAATGGCGGCCGCAGACTGCATCAAGGCCCACGGCAGGGAGAAGGCAGCCGTGGCGATCGGGACACTGGCGGCTGGAGCATATCGGTTGCGGCCGGAGCACCTCGCCAAGATAATCAGTGGGGAGTGGGACAAGGCTGGTGCGCGCGGCAAGGACGTCCGGCCCAAGGGACGGCCCAATTTATCGCACACCAGTTGTGAAAAGTTCAAGTGCCAAAAGTGTGGCGGTTCACGAATGGTGGAATACGGGCCACTGGATGCACCACCCAGGTGTTTAGACGATAGATGCGGCGGCAAGATGCTCATTGACAGCTAGGAGGAGCCATGCAGGATTGCATCGAGGAATGGAAGCCGGTGGTCGGGTTTGTGGGAATCTATGAGGTATCAGATCAGGGTCGGGTCCGTTCATTCTGGACGAGAGGAGGTAGAGCGAACCGGAAGATTGGTGCGCGGACGAGGCTGCTCGCCACCAGGATTAGTTCAAACGGCTATGTCACCGTGAGACTGAGCACCGTGGATGGCGATCGGCGCGAGAGATGGGTCCACCGGCTTGTGCTGGATGCTTTCGCATGGTACAAGCCAGAAAAAGCGCAGGCGCACCACAAGGATGGATGCCCAACAAACAACAAGCTGGACAACCTGGAATGGGTGACGCCGAGCATTAACTGTCAGTTCAGAGAGGAGGTCAAGAAAGATGAAAGAGCAGGATATAACGCAGAAGGTCAGAGAGATTTGTGCAAGGCCTGAGGTGGTGCAGAGGTTGGGGATCGGGACGAAAATAGGAAGATGGGTGAAGATACCGGATAGCTGGGCGGTGGCAGGAGACGGGAAGCGGTTCCTTCCTTTCAAGGGCACGGACTTAGTCTGGGCGACAGACTGCATGGAAGTAAAGATTGTGAAGGCCATGACCGAGAGAGGGATGACGTTCCACGTGGAACAATTGAGCGAAAAGCAGCGAGACCACCTAATCCAGCATGATGGGTTGGTGGCAGTTGGCTTTATTTTAAAAGGAGGCAAAACGGATCGCCGAGTCAGCATCGTCATCTTCAGATACGGTCTGGTCGCCGCGCGTAAGGTGACCAGCTGGCCCAGGTTCGATCTTGAAGGACTGGCGGTGGCGATGCCGGATGCGGTTTACGTGGAGAAAGGACCCGCGTATGAAGTCATCGCAAGGTGAGGTGATGAGACGGCAGAAGCAATACAGGCGCGGCCATCCATGGTGTTGGAGGCCGGTGATAGTCAATGGCGTGTGGCGTCTTTGTTCAATGCCGACCATGCACGCCCATCACATCGCCGGCAGAGGAACTCGGAAGGAGGACCAGAACAACAAGTTCCCACTATGCAGCTACCCGAGGGGATCGTGCCATAATGGGTGGGCGCATGGCGCGGCCAGGAACGTCGAACATCCCAAGGTGAGACGGCTGAGGATGTTCGCCGTGAAGTTGATGATCGGCGAGACGAGCTTGCCAGAGATTAAGCATATACTTTTCGGAATGGCGTGGATGCCAGACGGGCTTACCGAGCTATCGTCAATCGAGGAGTTCATCATCCACTACGCCGAGGAGATGGAAACGCTGAAGGCGTCTTTCACTTTTTTAAGGGAAAGGAGGAGATCGTCGGAGTGGATGTCGAGCATCAGTCAATCTTTAACGGGAGAACAGCATGTCTGAACTCATTGCGTTGACGGAGCGGAAGGAGATCGAGACTCAGGGCGGGGCAGTGCTGGCCAAGGCCAGGGAGATGAAGGTCACCACGCAAGCAACGTGGGGTGCTGCCGCTGAGTTTCTCAAGGACATCAAGACGGTGCAGAAGCGGATCGACGACAAGTTCGATCCCATCCTGAAGAAGCAACGAGCCGCGTTGGACGAGGTCCGGGCGCTAAAGTCCGAGCTGCGGAGGATCCCCGACGAGGCCGAGGCAGCCGTGAAGCAGACGATGGCTGCCTATGCCGAGAAGATGCGACGCCAGCGCGAGGAAGAGGAGCGCAAGAAGTACGAAGCGGCGGTGGCCAAGGCCGAGGAAGAACGGCGTCGGCTGCTGGAAGAGGCCAAGAAGAACCGGGACCGCGAGGAGGTCAAGCGGCTGAAGGAAGAGCCGGTGGCCGTGGCGCCGGTGGAGGTCAAACGTCCGACTCCCAAACTGGATGGAATCAAGACCTACCAGACGTGGAGCGCGGAGGTAACGGACTTGAAGGCGCTGATCAAGGCCGTGGCCGAAGGGAAGGCAGAGCAATCGCTTCTCCTACCCAACGCCACCAGGCTGAACTCACTGGCCAGAGAACTCAAGAACGAACTCGCCATTCCCGGAGTCAAGGCCGTCTCCACCGAGCGGATCGCCGGAGAGGGGAGGAGCTGATGGAGACCAGGCCGGATTTCTGGAAGCTTTCACTGTCGAAGTGTCGAGGGTGTGGAGCCGGCATCGTGTGGTTCACGACCAACACCGGGAAGGCAGCCCCGCTCAACGCCGAGAAAACAGGTGTCATGACGCCAGAGGGGAAGATGGTCTACGGTCGTGTCCCTCACTTTTCAACCTGTCCCGAATCGGAGAAGTTCAGGCAAGCAAGAAAGGAGAAGGCCATTGACAATTAACGGCGCGGCAGTCATGTGCGATGCGCTGAATGGCGAGGTAATAGACGGGCCCTACGGGGCCTGTCTAATCCTCATCGACAGCTCGAAGGGAGCATATCGGGAAGCGTATTTCCAAGACAGAGGAACTTATGATGGTAACAGGGCCGCGGTGGCCATGTATCTCGGTCGTCTTGGAGATATGAAAACCGAAGATGTCCAACAGTATTGCAATTCATGCGGTTTCATGCAGGACGGAGTAATCAAAGGACTATGCGCCGACTGCAGAAAGGAGAAGGAGTATGATTAAGGTGATGGCCTACAACGCAAACATCGAGCTAGTGCTGACGGTGAAGGTTGAACCTGGGAAGCCAGGGCGGATGGGAAAAGACCCGGATGATAGCTGTCCACCGACAGGGACCTGCATCGAGATCATGAGTGCGCTGGCTAATTTCGGCGGCAAGGAAGTGCGAGTGCCGGACTGGTTGGTCGAGGGTCTTCTGAAGGACCAGGAGTTCATTGCCACGGCAAAAAAAGCGATGGAAGAGGCGGGTGAATAATGCCAAGAGTAAGGAAAGAGCGAGAAGTCAGGTTGGCGGAAGCGCGGGGTAAAGTGCGGGATCTGATTATCTCCACCGGCAGGTTCCCGTCAACCCGCGCGCTGGCTGCGGCGATGGACTTGAAGAGTCCGGCTTCCACCTGGCTGCTACTTCAGCGTTTGGCCGAGGAAGGAATGTTCGACGAGTGGAAATGTGATCACTGTGGTGGCACTGGTTTCGACCCAGCCCGAGTAAGAGGCAGATAGGAGACACATGGAAAAGGCCAAGGACGTATTGAGATTCAAGTTCGGTTGCAAGTTTAAAATCTACGAACTCCAAGAGGTGGAACGGGAAAGGGAGGAGAAGACGCCGGACAGCGTAAGGTTTTGTTATCTGCTCGAGGAGGGCAAGTTGTATGTGCTCGAAGGGCTGGAAGCAACGTTAAAGATAGTCAAGGCGACGGCAACCGGATTATCGGATCCCAGAGAAGGCGATGGGCAGTTACCCTTCAAAATCGGCACCGCCGAGAAGCTCAGGCCGGATGGTCCGGCCGAGCCACCGGTTGCCGGAAGGTCCATCCGGGGATAACATGAACTACCACGAACTACCACGAACTAACGCGATCTAACGGGAGCTAACATGGACGCCATCCGAGAAGCAATGATCTCGACGAACAAGGGGTTCATCCTGCGCGAGACCAACAGAGAATACCGGATGAAATGGTTGCACCTCATATTGGAAAGAAAGGTAAAAGCAGCGCGAAAAGAAGCATGGCATCCGGCCATCCGGGAAGCCAAGAAAATATTTAGGGCGAGACTTAGCCACTGGAGTAGTCTCTCTGTAAGTTTCATAGGAGACGGATTCTGTGTAGATTGGTCCACGCGCAAGTGCCGCGGGTATATCCACTACCAAGCGTGGTGGAAAGGGTTACAGGTTGATCGGAGTTTTACAGCGCGGTCAATGGAGGATGTGATCCGAGAGGCGGGGAAACTTGATTGTCTTCTGAAGGGATGGGTGCCGTCATGAAGAACAAGATGGTTCGTGATTTCGGAATAACAACAAGAAGAAGGATGACCGAGAACAAGAAAGGCAAACCATGGAGTGGGAGAATGGCCTGGGCCAAGGCAACAGGTGGGCATCGTTGTCCAGCGTGTGGGGGTTGGCATAAGCCATCGGGGCGAAAGATCGTTCAGCGCGCGACCGATCCGGTGATCCACTGGGCAGTTTGCAATTGGCCATTCGGAGACGGTATAGTCCACCTTGGTGGGGGTGGATTAACGTTATGCGGAAAAGAAACCAGAGGTGCGCTATTAGCATTTACGCCAAGCATGAACAAAATAACCTGTGAATATTGCCGGAAGCGGATGGGATGGGCCGACGGCAAGGAGGGGAAATGAGCGAGGAAATTAAGAGTTGTTACTGTAACACCGATGACCTCCTGACATGTCTTGAAGGCACGCCGAAGGCCACGGATGCCGTTGACGGATGTTCCGTGCTTGCCAAAGGAGGGTCTTGGGCGAACTGCGCAACCGGGAAAATAGAGCGTGACAGACGGGTGCACGCAGAGCGAGAGGTGGAGGATATCCTCAACGCCAGAGCGATAGCGGCGCTGGAGAGGGTGAGGTTTACTATTGATTGGTTGGTGGAAAAGTTTGCAGCCAACGAAAAGGCATGGAAGCCGCAAGAAAACGAGTCGTCTTATAGGTTAATCGCGCCATACGAAAAGGGGCGGAAGGAAGGCACAGCGGAGGCACTAAAAGAAATTGACGCCGAAATCACCGCGTTAAAGTCCGCCGGCAAGGAGGGGAAATGAGCGACAACAAACCGAGCGAGTTGAAGCCGTCGGCTCTCGGGGTGCTATCCATGTTGTTGCATGGTAGCATGACCGCCGTTGATTTTGTGACCGCGCACGTGCTTGATTATCGCAAGATGGCGTCGGAACTAAACGCCCATTTCGGCCCCGGCACGATCATCAGCCGCAAGGTGCCAGGACATCCCTACTACCGCTACGAGATATCGTCCGACGCCGCGTTATGCCGGTGCTGCGGGGAAAAGACAAAGCCACCGGCGATTATCTGCGAGCATTGCGGCCGCGAGCGCGCGCGGCAAGATGACGCGGCAGAACAATATCACCGGGCCTACGACGAGGGGAGGGTGAGATGAGGTCATGGAAGGATGTTTTCGTGGAGATGCGCGAACAGTTATTAAAAGCTACTAAAGAAAAGTTTATTGGAACAGTAGGAAGGGTAGCGGCCAGGGTTGCAATTGTTATGGTGGATATTATGCTCAAACGTTGTAATTAATTACAGGAGGTAATTAATGTCTTATAGATTTTTTGCAATAGGGGCTGGAGAGGGTGAGGGAGGACTTGAACATCCGGTTTGAGGAATTGGCCCAAATGGCAGAAAGATATAGGCCGGTATACGACGAGGTGAAACGCCAGCTTGAAAAACTTGACGCCGAGCTAACCGCCCTACGTGGCAAGGCCGACGGCAAGGAGGGGAAATGACCGCGCCCCGCAGGTGCAGCGCGACCTACCCGCTAGGGGACGGGCTGGTGGTGAGGTGCGAGTTGGAACGGGGCCACGGCAACATCCACCAGAAGAAAATGTCCGGCTGCAAGGTTATCAAGGGCAAGTATGTTTTCGGGCGCGTGGTGATAAGCTGGTGGCCGCGCAAGAAGAAGGAGTTGATTTCATCCCTACGGGGCAAGGAGGGGAAGTGAATCCGATAATCCGCGAGAGTGTTCGCAAAGATTTATCACGCGAGAAGGCCAAGAGGAAAGACCTCGGCCGCAGACTGATCAGGATGACCGCATCACTCAATCGTCTAATCGAGGAAGCAGAGTTTAAGATTAAGCTGCTGGAGGATGCGCTCGAGAACGATTTGAAAGGTGGCGAGCAGATCGTCCGAGAGCCAGAAGGAGAGGATTAGGTTGGCGATCCGAAAATAGTTATTGACACCGGCGGGCGAGAGGTGCTATAAATTGACCGTAGCACCTCTTACTCTTTAAAAGGCCGAGGGATAATGACGAGCCCAAAGACGCCAAGACAAAAGCCAGCCAAGGAAGAACCAGTCACCATTGCAGACGCACAACCAATCACTTCCGCCGAAGTTCTCCAAGCCAAGAAAAGCACGAGATTCACGTTTCTCCGAAGGACAGAGCACACGGGAAAACGCCGAGAAGCAGCATTGATGTACTGCGCCGGTGTCCGTAGCGTAAGCGTTTTAGCGAGGAATTTCGGTGTGTCGCGTAACACCGTCATGGAGTGGCGCGACAAGGACAGGTGGGAGGAGCTTGCGGGGATGACGGAGGCGGAGTTTGAGGCTGAGAGCGCCCAGGGGCTAGCTGCCTGGAGAAAGGGCGTGGAGACGGAGCTATTGCGGGATATAGCGCTTATAGATGGCCAGAAGGGCAAGGTGAAGGCGACGAGCCTGGAAGGACTGCTGAAGGTAAAGCTGGCGTTGCTGGAGCGGATTCAGTTGTTGCGTGGGGATGCCACGAGTAGGCAGGAGCACGTCGTAGTATCGTTCAGGCGTGAAGAACGGGTGGAGAGGCGCGAAACCTCGGAGAATCGAGCACCGGAAGATGTGGCCGGGAAAGGCAGTTTACGAGGGGTCGAGGATGTCGCCAAGGGGAAATTAAGCGGTTTAATAGAAAATTTACGGGGAAAGGACGCAGAACAAGCATCTCCGGTGCAGGAGAGGAAGCGGAGGGAGGCGGAGGTGCGGTCGAGGCTGATGGCGCCGGATCCGACGGAAGAGGAAGATGCGGGGAAGGTGATTGCAATAACGCCGAGAGCGGAGAGGGTCGCCGTGCTGCCGAGCGGTACAGGGACCAGGGAGTCGCGGCGGATGTCGAGGCGGGTGCAGTTGGGGATTGATGTGGTCTCTCCGTCCGGAGAACAAGTGCTGAGGAGGCAGCAATGATGGAGCCGAGGATAGCAGCGGGGATCAAGTCCGCGAAGATCGTCCCGGACCCGGATCGGGTCAAGACAGTGGCCGGCGCGGTTGAGTGGACACGGCAGACCGGGCGTCCGTTCCTCTTCCTGTTCTTCGACGGCATTCGACCGCACCAGGCCGAGAGAAACAGGCAGGCGCAGGTCATGACGATGGTCATTATAAACAGGGACGTGGAGGGTGGACGAGGATGAGATCGATCGCCATGGCGGGGAAGAAGAAGGCCAAAGGGAAAAGCGTAAAAGCGCGCATGGAAGGCGCATTCACCCCCCTCTTTCTGTCCCTGGCATTTTTCTTTAAATTTTATTTAGGAAACAGTCTGACAATTTTTTTGAATCGGATTTCGGCGGAGAGGAGGGGGCGGGATGGGCGGCGGTAGGGTGATGGAGATGAAGGTGACGAAGGTCACGGTGAAGATGGACGATCCTGCGAAGGGCGAGCGAGTGGCGACGGTGGAGGTGGAGATTGGAGGGACGTTGCGGGTAGGAGGGTTTGCGGTATACCCGGACAGGGTGGGGATGGGATTGCGGGTGTTGCCGCCGAGCAGCAAGCAAGCGGACGGACGGCGCGTGCCGATATTCAGTTCAGCGGGTGGGTTTTTGGAGCGCGAGATAACGGTGGCGGTGTTGGAGGAGATGAAGAGGATGGGAAAATGATAGTGACAGGGGAGAGAGTTCTTCCGGAGAGGCAGGTGGAGCTGCCATACACTCCTCTGGAGTGGGTTTATGCGTCGGGGTACGACATGGCATCGGGCGAGTTTGAATATTCGCGCCCGGGTTTTTATGATTCAGGCGCGCGGTTCAGGATGGTGTGCGGTGGTCGTCGGTTATCGAAGACGTTGCACGCCGTGCCGGAATTGCTGCGGATGGGGTTGGAGTCGGACGGGGTCTATTGGTGGGTCGGTTCGATTTACAAGGTGACGAGGAAGGCATGGCGGCAGTGGTTGAAGATCAGGCCGCAGGAGTTGGTGGCCGATGAGTCGAAGGCAGAGTTATACACGCGGCTGAAGAACGGGAGCGAGATGTTCTTCATGTCTGCGGAGGTGGAGGAGTCGCTTGCGGCCGAGGGTTTAGCGGGGGCGGTATGCGACGAGATGCAGGACTGGAATGAGACGGCGTGGGCGAGGTGTATTCAACCGGCGCTGATCGACAAGGGCGGTCGCGCCATCGGAATTTTCACTGCGCGTAATAATTTCGTCAAGCGTCTTTACGGCAACGGGCAGGACCCGAGCCTCACGGCCTGGGACTCGTGGAGATTCCCGACGTATGCGAACACGACACTGGAGCCGGACCAGATTCAGGAGGCGTGTCAGGGCATGACCGAGCGAGTATACCGGCAGGAAATACTCGCGGAGTTCGTGGACGAGGACGGAGACGTGTTCAGGGACCCGGACGCCGCGGCGGTGGGGACGGAACTGGCGGGGCCCGTCGCAGGGCATCGGTACGTGGTCTCGGTCGACTGGGGCAAGCGCCGAGATTACACAGTGTTCACCGCGATCGATGTGTCGATCAAGCCGAAGGCGGCGGTGGCCAGAGAGAGGCTCGGCCGAGTGGACTATGGGTTCCAGTTGACTCGGTTGCGGGAGTTCATCGAGCGGTGGCGGCCGGTGAAGGTGAAGCCAGAACAGAACGGCATCGGTGATCCGTTGATCGACATGCTGGTGCGAGATCTCCCGATGGTGGTTATTGAGCCGGTGAATATCCAGAGCGCGAAGAAGGCGGAGATCATAGAGAAGCTCGCCCTGGACCTGGAGCGGGGCCAGCTGGTGATCCCGCCGTGGCCGGACTTCCTGAACGAACTGCGGTTGTTCGGATATCGGACTTCCCGATCGGGGAACCTGCAATATTCGGCGCCGGAGGGCGCGCACGACGACTGCGTGATGTCGCTGGCCATCGGCAACGCCGAGGATTCATACATCGAGCCAGGAATAACGGTGATCGGATGAAAATATTAATTATAGCGGCAATGGTGACTATACTGGTGGCGCCAGCGTCGGCCGCGACGCTGATTGTCAAGAAGACCGGCGGGGCATACTCTACTCTTTCATCTGCGCTGGCGGCGGCGTCCGGCGGCGACACCATCAGGGTAGACGACTCAGGGACCTACAACGAAGCGTTCGCGCCGACGATCTCGATTACTCTTGCCGCAGGGAATGGGTGTTCGCCGCGCGCGGGATCCTCGTCCGGATATGGTCTGGTCTTAAATGGCCTTTCAACATCCGAGACCTTGACGGTGACAGGGATGATAGTCTCCAGCCAAGGTTATGCGGTCCTGGCATCCTCCGGCTGCGGGAATATCTTGGCCACTCGCTGCACGTTCGATTCAACGTCAGATGAGATCATTCATCTATCCCGCTCGAGCGCGGCAACCGGATCGGATGTTTTTGACAGGTGTTCCGTCGGCGGGTCCAGCAATGCTTTGGTCGGATTCTATTATGCGACCACGGCGTCGCCTCTTCCCAACTTCAAGCTGCTGGCATGCCTGGTTACCGCCGATTCAACGGGTGGTGGAACGGGAGTCAAGGTCACCGGATCACAAACGGGACCGGTGGGAATCATGGTTTCGGCGGACGTCCTGGGCTGCACTCTTTATGGCGTGGACACAGACGAACGAGTTACAGTCATCGATTGCGTTTTTGCTTGCAATGGCACCGATGCGAAGTTCACCTATCCGGGGACTCCCGCGCGGGTGTCATACTCGGCGTTTGCCAATACCTTGCCTGCAAGTCTCGGCCCAGGTTGTATCAAGATCACCGCCGCAGATGCGATGATCTCTCCGTGTAGTAACCCAAGACTGAAGACCGGCTCTGCGTTATTCAATGTCGGCACGTCAGGGACGTCGAACGGGGTGACTTATGACTTGGACGGGACGGCTTACCCTCAGTTCAACTATTGGGACATGGGATGCTACGAGAGCTCAACCATCTACTCCATGACCATGACGCCAACGTTTACTTCAACACCAACGGAGACACCAACGGCCACCGAGACGTTCACTGTCACGCCAACCTTCACCGTGACGCTCACTCCTGACTGGCCGACACCGCCGCCTACTCCCGTTGATACCGCGACGCCGTGGCCGACATATTCCCTGCCTGCGACAATAACGGGAATATTTGAGGGTGACGGCGCCGGAATAACAGGGGTATCAGCGACAATCCCCGACATGGGAGCGACGGTTAAGGGTGCGGCTAATTTCACGATGATCGCAACCTTGATACCGACGCCAGTCCCGACGACGTGGCCGACGCCGCCGCCAACTCCTGTCCCTACTCTCGCGCCATGCACGCCCGTGCCGACGCCGACCACTATACCCGATATGGGCGAGACGACGAAGGGCTTGGCGAATCAGACGCTGGTGATGACGTTTATCCCAACGCCTGCACCGACGGCAACGGCAATCCCAGTGCCTACGTCGTCCGTGCCTTACGTGCAAACGCAAGTAGCGGCCGCGCTGACGGCAGTATTAACACCAGTAGCAACAGCGACAGCGATACCCGTGCCCACGAGTTCGGCTCCTTACGTGCAGACGGCAGTGGCTGCTGCATTGACGGCGGTATTGACGCCGGAGCCGACTGCTACGCCGCAAACATTGCCTTGGATAGCCGTTCCTAAATCATCATCTGAAACGATACAGTCCGATGCTACGGTGAACGTAGACGCGGCCTTGCAGTTTTCAATGGCCGCTAATACCTGGTATCGAATTAAAATGATGATTTTTTTCGACACTACTGCCACCGCTGATTTTAAATGCGATATGGGATTTACCGGGGTTGCGGGGTTTGCAACCTTCCGAAGTTATCGTAGCGGCTGCGTTCCGGGATCAGTACCGTTTGCCCTTGCGCCCGATGTAACTAACCCAGCGGAACAGGCTTTCCTTGGGACGGGAACGACGGGCGGGTTTGCCATGTTTGACGTGACATGCCAAACGGGAGCGAACAGCGGGACGTTCTCTTTTAGGTGGGCGCAAAACACTTCAACGGCGGCGAACACCACCGTTTTGGCCGGATCATATTTGCAGTACTATTCCCCATAAAATAGGATTGAACTGACTAAATATGGATTTTACCCTGCCAGCGATTAGGAGGACGAGATGTTTGAAATTGTGAAGAACTATATCACGGAGAAGAAGATAGAACGGATGCGTGACTCTCGCGGGACGTTCTACGTCCGTAAAGATTCCAAGGGAGGAGCCGAACTGTCGAGCGGGATTTACGCCGCCAAGATGATTGACTTTCGGCTGCTCTACAAGATTTATTTGGTCGTCTCTTGGGTTCGCGCCTGCGTTGACGTGATCACCAAGGCCACGCTTTCCAAGGGATGGTACCTCGAAGGAGGAGAGGCATCCAAGAAGGCGGTTATGTCACTGCTTGCCGAGCCAAACGAGGATGACGACTGGAATGATGTCCTACAGAACGTGAGCGAAGACCTCTTAATATTCGGCAACGGGTTCACCGAGAATGTTTTTACAGGAGATAAGCTGAAGCAGATTTATAACCTCAAGCCGACAATCACGGAAGTCAAGATTGACGACCATGGCAACGTCACCGGTTACTCTCAGCCGGACGCGGGTGTTGATTTCACCAAGCGAGAGGTCACGCACTTTAAACTTTCGAGCCAGGGACGGGACCAGCTCGGCGTCTCTCCGTTGAACTCTCTGTTCACTCCTGTCGAGACCGATATTTATGCTCAGTCCTACAACCGAGCGTTTTTCAAAAATGCGGCCCGCCCGCGTGGCGTGTTTTCAATGAAGGGTGCGACGGAAGAGCAGATCAAGAGAAACCGAGAATACCTCCGCAGCGAATTTCAAGGGCCGGAGAATGCCCACAAGGACCTACTGCTGGAAGGAGAGGTCACGTTCAAGGACCTACAGAAGGCACCCCAGGACGTTGAGTTCCTGGAATTGAGGAAGTTCAACCGAGAAGAAATCCTGGCGGTCTATGGCGTCCCACCGGCAAAGCTCGGCATCATCGAGACCGGCAACATCGGGGCAGGCACCGGCAAGAGCCAGGACTTCACGTTCCAGAATGAGGTCGTGATCCCGCACCAGGAGAGGATAGAGCGGCGGATCAACCGTAAAATAGTCCGAGACGCGATGGGAATAGTGGATTGCGTCTTCCGATTCAACAAGGCCAGCCAGGACGCCGAGGAAGCTGACACCGACGAGAAGGTGGCCAGGAAGCACCAAATTTATTTGCAGTCTGGTGTGATGACGCCAGACGAAGTGAGAGCGGAGCTGGGCTTAACCGGAGTGATTAAGAAGGGCATGAAGCCACGGGCGAGTCAACCCGCGGACTGGGTTGTAAACTCCAGCGGGTTCAAGAGAACGAAAAACACGGTGGAGAAGGAATTGCGCAGACAGGAGCTCCTTACTGTCACCGCAGTGGCCAAGGCCAGGTCGCCGGAGGAAGTGGCAGCTCTGGTTGATCCCGACGCTTTGCGAGACGCCATCCTTGCCGAGAGCAAGCACACCATGCAACAGTCGGCGCATGAAGCAAGGTCCATGGTTGTGGTCAAGCAGGTCTCCGGCGAGTTCGGCCCCGGCCCCGATGACTTCGAGGGGATAAAGGCCGCGCTGGCATTGCCGATAAAAGATTTTGCCGATGGCTTGCGAGAATCCATCAAGGAAGCATTATCGGATGGCATCAGGGCCGGTGAAGATGTCCAACAGCTGCGCGATCGAGTAAGTGGAGCATGGAGCAGGCCGAGAACGATTAGCGTCGGAGCAGTGGTTGACGATTCGACTGGAGAGACGATTAGAGAGGCCACCACGAGGACCATCAGCAACACCGCTTGGGCCGAGTTAGTGGCCAGGACCGAAACCATCAGAGCAACAGCAACGGGAAGGGCAGCGGCGTTCAGGGATATGGGCGTGACCATGGTGAACATCCTGACGGCCACCGGAGCCGAGGAAGAATGTCTGGCGTTGGCGGCAGCCGGGCCTTATCCGGTAGACGAAGCCGGTGGCCTTCTGCCGGTGCATCCCAACTGCATCCTACCAAATCAGGAGGTAGTGATACCTGATTTAGTCGCAGCAGCCAAGAGCTTTTACATCGGCAGGGCGATTGAAATAAGATTTGCAGACGGTGGCAGGCTCGCCGTCACCGAAAATCACCCTATAGCAACGACGAGGGGATGGGTCGCGGCCAAGTTCCTGTGCCAGGGCGATGATGTGCTTCGCTGCTCCGATTTTCATGGGATGACGAAGCGCGTCTACTTGGACGATGATTACCGCCCATCCCGAATCGAGCAAATAGTTAGTACGCTTGAAAAATCTTGCGGCATGTCTACCCGTCGCGTGAAAGTGTCCCCCGAAAATCTCCACGGCGATGGACGGGGTATCCAGGGCAAGATCGATATTATAGGGCCCCACCGCCTTTTGTGGGGTGATGGAAAGTCCAGCATTGCGCAGCCACGAGGCCATAGTTTCCTCGGCCAAATTGGTTCGGGCCACCTTTTCAACGCCATGTGCTCTGCGGGACAATTCTTCAATCGTTCTCTTGCTACCTTTGACAGATTTGTGGGCGGCTTGAGACCAGCGTTGGCGTTGGGCGGCAGTGGACTGTCTCATCCGCAGATACATGGACTCCGAGCGATTGCGTTGTCTGAACCCTCGCCTATTGAGATGCCGCACAATGCTTACGCGGGAGAACCCAGACAGCTCCGAGATTTTCTTAACCGAGCTTCCGGTTTCGTGCAATCTGATAAAATTGTCAACGTCCGAGCCTTTGATTTTTCTGGTCATGTTTACGACCTCCAGTCGGGTTTGTTCGGATTGTATCATGCCGGAGCCGGTAAGTCCAGCAACAAGAAAGTAATAGTTTCCAACTGCCGGTGTACCATAGTCCCAGTCATCGAGACGCCGGGAGGTGAAGCGTGAAAGCCCTCATGGTCGTTAAACCCCACGGGGAAATGGTTCTTGACGGCACCAAGACCTTGATTGTGCAAGAAGACAGACTGAGTGATCTGATTGGCAAGTCCGTTTTGCTGGTAGAAGGCGATGCAGCCATCGGCGAAGTGGAGCTGAAAGCGCCGAGGGAGATAACGGTCAAGGAGTTCGATGGTCTACGGGACCAGCATCAGATCAGCGACAACGAGCGCCGCCGCTGGTGGCCGGATGCCAGGAAACTAAACGCCCATGAATTCGTTTTCAAAGCGTTCGACAAGCCAAGACGGGTGGCCAGAGAACGGGGCCCGCGGATGGTGACCGGAGAGGTGATCTTCAAGACACAGGAATATTACGACCTGTTGAAAAGAGTGTTCGGGAATGCACTGGGGAAGTACACCGACCAAGACCTCGTGCAGGTCCATCGGCTACTGCACATCTTTTTCAATCGCAAGACCGGGGGCGAGAAGGTGGTCATTGAAGGTCAGCCGCGATCCGTGGAAGACATCGTCAACCGCCACGTGCTGGTGGTTCAAGAGATGGGACGGCGGGGCTTTGAGCACCACGAGGACGAAGACGAGTTGAACCGACTGTCCAAGCCGTTCATGAAGCAGGAGCTGGCGCCGGTTAATCCTTCTGGGGCCGGCGCGGGAAAGCCCAAGGCCAGGGTCGAGGACATCTTCAAGTATTTCAACCAGCAAATTATACTCCATAAAGGAGCAGTGGTTTTCACCGGTGGCGTCATCAACAATGGTGAATCAGACAATGACCTGGACGTCCTGGCGCGCATTCCGAGCATTGACGAGCTCTTACGGCGTCTGTATTTCCGGCTGATTAGATCACTACCCGAAGGACACCCGCTGAAGGAGAGCTTGCACCTCATCGGGAACGATCCTTCCGGGCCATTCACCTCCTTTATCCCCGCCTACGATCTCGCGCTGATCCCCGGCGACATGAAGGTGATCCGCATGAGCCAAGACGAGGAGTCGTTGGATATCGTGAAGCAGCGCGCGGCATCGGAAAAGGTGAAGGAGGAGGCGCAGGCCTCGCTCAAGGATGATGTGGTGAAACCCATGCGGTTCTTCCTGCCGATGAAGCCCACCAAGGGCGCGCAGCCGGAACAGCGGCAGAGCATCGACAACTTCATTTCACTTTTCAAAGAGGATGACTTTCCGGTCTACTCATCGAAGAAATACGATGGAGCACGGCACGTTGTTTTCATCAAGGACACGCCAGCAGGGACCGGCATTAAAATCATGAGCGAGGACGGCGAAGATAACACATCCCGCTTTCCAGGCGCTGTCGAGTCCTTCCGAGACCTCAAAGTCGGCGCCGGGGCCGTGCTGGATTGCGAGGTGGAGTTGTGGGATATGGACGGCAAGCATTTCCCGCGCGAGGCGGTAGCCGCTTATGCTCACTCTGGCGATCCAGCTGCTGATTCCAATATCGTCTTTAACGTCTTTGACTTGCTCTATCTCAACGGCGAGGACTTGCACAAGAAGCCGCTGGAGGAACGCCTGCGGAAACTACGAAGCGTGGGAATCAGGCAGTCAACGACGGGCGACCCTGACCTAAAGCAGCGCATCAATCTAGCGCCTCACTTCAAGGCCGAGGACGTGGCCGAGCTCAAGGCCGATACCTTGAAGGTCACCACGACCCCCGGCAGCGAGGGCAATGTCGCCAAGAAAGCCGGGTCTGTCTATTACCTCGATGGCAACTCCCGCGAGGGCTGGGTCAAGTTCCACGTCTCGGCTCTGTTGCGGGGAATAGTCCTCGATGCGATTGAGACGAAGGTGCCTGGAACTTTCAACTATGATTTCGGGCTGGCGATTGAAGACGAGAAGGTCAATCCGAAGGACGTGGCCGAGGTGGCCGGGATGGAATACTTGGAAGTCGGCAAGACTTTCTCGACCGCGATTAAAGCTGACCCTGGCGATGTCATCGAGGTCGAGTTTGAAACCCTCAACTACACGGTTGACCCCGAGGGATTCGTTACCATCGGAGCATGGGCCCCACGAGTGATGAAAGTCGTTGAGGAGCAGCCATTCACCATCGCTGAAGCACTGCGCGCCGCCGCCGACGGCGGAGTCCTCTCGCTCAAGGAGATTTCCCCGGACGGGGAGACGATCTACAAGATGGAAAAAAGCCTGAGTCTGGGGTGGGATGATGCAATCGAGAAGCAGTCTGATCCGTATATGGTCTCACCCAGCGAGGATGTAAAGTATGATTACGTCTGCCAGCACCACTACCGAGGCAAGAGCGCGCACGTCGACCTCCGGGCCGAGAACCAGGATAAAAAGTTTCTAATCGGGTGGACTATCGCTGACCTCATCCCCGACGCCATAAAAAATCCGGTGGAGACCTTGCAGGAAGCCAAGACCCAGGATGCCGTCAATTCCAACTGGAAGATTGACTGGAAGACAGGAAAGTTTAAGGACAGGGAGACGCGAAGCGGCAATATCGTTGCCGCTCAACTTCGCGCTTTTGAAAAGGCGCCCGAGCCGGTGGACTGGATCAATGTTGAAGGCGTGACGCAACCATTCCCTGCACCTGGTTCAACCAAGGAGCACCGCGGTGTGTTCTCTATCATCGATGGCGGGACCATAGAATACGGCGCCCAAAAGTTAGACACCCATGAGTATTTTCTATCCGGAAAGCTGAACGGCAGGTTGCTGATAAGACGGCTGGCGCGGGACACGATATCGGAGGGGATCGAGAACGCACTACCGCCAGGAGTAGAAGAAGGCAGCGAAACCACATCCACTTTCTGGGTTGCCATCCAGCCGGAAGACCAAACGCCAATCGTTATAACCAAGCGCGAGGTCGAGAAGGGATGGATGCCACCGGATGGAGTATCGGCTCTGCCTGATGCTCTCCGTAAGAAGATACTGCCAGAATACCGGTACTGGGAAAAGAAAGGAGACGAGGCGAGGAAGGTGCGTGATGCTCTTGTTGCCAATCTCGACTCCGTTTTGAAGGCAGGCGAGGCCGACTATGCGTTGCAATTTCATGGATTCAGGACGCCGGGAGCCAAGCCGGTTAGAGAAGGGTTCACCGAGTGGCATTGGGACTTTCGCGTGGACAAAGGCGGGAAAACGCTAGACCGCTTTGTTCTTGAAAATAATCCATTGACAAGCGAAATGGTCTCTGCTACATTTAAGCAAGACGAGTGGAAGTCTGGTATCAGGTATCAAGGCAATCCTGAACCAGGGCATCCGATGAACCCGACGAAAGCTTCCTCTGCCACCGTCTCAATCCTTGATAGTGGCAAGCTCGTAATCCTAATCGACAATCCTACGTTCAAGAAGTACGACATCCGTGACGGCAAGATGCGCGGTCTCTGGGTCGCGCAGCGGGACGATGGAAAAACGCCGCATTGGAGGTTCGGAAAATCTCAACGAGTGGAGGCGAGATGAACGCAGTCCCTTTCGTGGCAGAGTTTGAAATCAGGAAGCACGAGTTCGCTGACACCAAGTTTTTCATTGAGGGCTATGTCTCGACGACCGACTACGACCTCCAAGGGCACAAGATAACACCAGACGCGATCAAGGGTTCACGTGACGACCTGATGAAAAACTCAACGATGCTTCTCAACCATGATCCTAACAGACCGATTGGGAAGGTGGTTGCCACAAAGTTCAGCAGTCACGGTCTTTGGGTGAAGGCCGAGATATCGGCGACAGAGTTGGATGTCAGGCAGAAAATTAAAGAGGGCATTCTGAACAAGTTTTCAATTCGTGGGAAAGTAATAGAGGCCGGCAACGAAGTTGACCCTTCCACCAAGACGGTCGCAAAAATAATCCGCAAGATGTACCTGACGGAATGTTCGCTGGTCTCCTGTCCTGCAAACCCCGAGGCAGAAGTGGTTGACTGGCAGGAGACTGAAAAATCACTACTTGGAAGCATCGTGAAAGCATTAAGTGGAGGACATGCCATGACAATCCTGCCAGAAGAGGTGAAGGTTCAAAAAGGTTTCCCGATGCCTGATGAACTCGCGGAGCAGTGGAAGAGTCACATCAGCGGCATCCAACTATCAGAGGGCGACGATGAGAAGATCAATCAGGCGTGGTCGGATTTCTGCCATCAGTACGGTTACCCGTCGCCGTACCCCTATCCCTACCCCAGCGATGCCAACGGCTACCCGTACCCCAAACCGAAGACCCCTGCGGCCAACGGAGCGATGAAACGCATCGCCGACCTGGCGGCCGCATTAATCCGAGACGAAAAATCTTCTGAAAGGAAAAAAATGCTTGAGGAAATTAAAGGTCTGGCCGAGGCGAAGAACGGCATGAAAAAAAGCGAGGATCCCGCTCCGGCGCCGGTGGTAGAGAAGCCAGCCGATGCCCCAGCTCCGGCCGCAGCCGTTGCTGAGGTGGCGCCAGCCAAGGTGGAGGAGAAGCCGGTTGACCCACTCAGCGATCCCAAGGTCCAGGCCGCGATCGACGCCAAGGTGGCCGAGAAGCTTGCCGAGGAGAAGAAAAAGCTTGAAGCGGCGCAACCAGCCCCGCAAAGGAAAGGCGTTATCGACGTTCAGAACAAGGCCGCCATTAAGTTCGAGGATGCACCGCCCATGAATCGATTGCGGGTGGCGACGGCTCGGCTGTTCGAGTCGGAGCACCTTCTGCACCGTTAACCCAGCGAAGCCATCAATTCCAAGAAGGAGGAGGTGAATCAGAATGAGCATCAACATGAAACTGTTTGACGACAAGATCAGTGATGACGAGCTGCTGAAGGCTTTGGACATGACCTCCGGCGCCAACCTGATCCAGGACATGATCGACACGGCGATTGCCGAGGCCATCGAGGTCAACAACCCGCTGCGCCAGAACATGCCCAGGAAGAAAGGCGAGGGTTCCCAGTACATCGCCAACCGGCGCACCGCCCGCGGGGCCGCTGCGTTCGTTGACGACACCGAGGAGCCGTCGGCCGTCAATTCCACCTACGCACAGAAGGGCTTCGCGTATAAGACCATCTTCTATCGCGGGAAGGTCACGCGGAAACTCCAGGCGGCGGGGAAGAGCTACGGCGAGGCGTTACAGGATGAGATCGAGAGCGGACTGCAGGAGGTCCGCGACATCGAGGAGAACGGAATCATCAACGGCGATTCCACTGCTCCGAAGGAGTTTGACGGCCTGAATAAACTGTGTTCCAGCGGCGTTTACAACCGGACGCAGGATGTCGAGGCGCCAATCTCCAAAGCGATCCTCGACGAGGCCATTGATCAGGTGATCGGACAGCCCAGCATGATCATCACCTCGCGGCGCGTGTCGCGAGAGATCAACGCATTGAATCAGGAGTTCCAGCGTTTCAATGACACGATCGAAGTGAAAGGTGGTTTCCGCGTAAGCTCTTACGACGGTATTCCCATCTACAAGTCGATCTATGTCCCGACGAATGAAGGTACCGGCCAGAACGAGAGCCGACTCTACATCTTGGAGTACGGCACCGATATCTTCGTCTCGGAGTTGACGGCGCTGAAACTGGAGCGACTCGCGAAGAAGTCGTCCCAGTATGACGAGTTTGATGTCTATGAGGACCTGGCGCTCGCGATCAAGAACCCCCTGAAGGTTTGGGAGGTTACCGGGATCCAGCCGCCAGCGTAGGCGTAGTGGCAAGGGCGGGAGCGGAAGCTCCCGCCCAAGCCCTTAAAACGGAATCGAAAGCCGCGATGCGGCGTTAAAACGGGGCCGAGGAGAAGAACATGAGGAAGATCGCAACTCTAATCGCCGCGTTCATGATGAGTGCGGTGCTGGTTGCAGACACGGCGACTTTCACGAAGTCCTATACTCCATCCAAGACGAGGACGCCAACCAAGACCAGGACCAGGACGTTCACGCCGAAAAACACCAACACGCCAACCCCCACGCCCACCGTCACCACCCGCGTCGTCAAGAAAACTGGCGGAACCTACTCGACGATCGCCGATGCTGTCGCCGCCTGCTGGGTGAACGACATCATCGAGATCAGGGACTCAGGGACCTATAACGAGGTCTTCAAACCGACCAAACAAATCACGTTGCGAGTTCAGTCCGGCCAAGGGTATGCACCGACCGTCGGTAGCACATCTACGGGAGGTAGTGCCGTTGACCTGAGTGGACTGGCCTCGACTGCTTGCGTCACCATTTTGGGCGACAGTGGGCTAAGGATACTCGGTGGGTCGTCTGCGATTAATATCACTGGCGCTTGTGGTTCAGTGCATTGCAGCAAGATCGCCAACATTCAGTGCCTAGAGTCATATAAGTCCACCATCAACATTCAGCGGACAAGTAGCCCATCCTACCCCGATGTTTTCGTCAGCTGCACAATCGACGCTCATGGAAAGGCCTACACGAATGGTGTATATCTGTATGCCACCTCCTCGCCGAACCCGCAGTTGGTACTTTATAACTGCATCATCACGCAGACGGGGACGGGCGGACGTGGTGTGAAGATAGAAGGGACGGAATCGGATCACGTCGCCGACATCGTGAATTGCACGATCTATGGCGCAAAGTCTTATGGCGTCGACTCGTCCTGTCCCGTTACCATTGTCAACACTTCGTTTTCAGGTAATGGAGCCAACACGAGGTTTATTTCACCGGCCACGGCTGCTGCTTCCGATTACTGTGCATTCGTGGGTACCCCTCCGGCCGGTGCTGGTGCCTCGGTTATTTCCATCACCGCTGCCAGTGAGTTCGAGAATCCGGTGAGCAACTGGCACCTAAAGGCGGCGGCCACGCAGCGTTTTGCTGGAGTCGAAGCTTCCGGCACCTATGCCATCACTGATGATTATGATGGCGTCGCGAGGCCCGTTGGTACTCCGTGGGACATCGGCGCCTATCAGTGGGTCCCCACCAGCACTTTCACTGTTACTTCAACTAAGACCGCCACAAAGACTGTTACGCCAACGGCCAGCCCAACCTTCACCGCAACGCCTACCTTCACCGTCACTAAGACGTTTACCCCATCGGCCACGGCAACATTCACCAAGACCAACACCCCAGTCTACACGACGACGTTCACCGCGATCGCTGCCGAGTATATCACCGGACGCGCTGAGCATTTCGCCGAGGATGGGACGAAACCGATATGGACTCCCGCCGGCGGAAACAGTGTTGGTCTGCTCGGGTACTGGATCGACGCGGATGGCCCTAACGTCATCCGTCTAACTTCCGATGGCGTCACCATCCAGACCGTGACGTTTGAGGCCGCTGGCAACTCCACCGTTTCTTCTGCCGTGCCGATCTGGCTTGGCGCTGCCGACGATGCGTTGACGGTCGAGTCCGACGGCAATACCGCGACCAGCAATATCGGTGTCTGGGGGACAGAAGAGTAACCGGCGCCCGGCTATTTCCGGATCGCCCAAGGAGGGATGGAACATGAAACGTCTGATCGCGATGATCGTCGCGTTAACACTTGGAACGGCCACTTACTCGGCCAACGAGACGATCAAACGGGACTCTAACAGCATACCTGTTGGTGCTGGGGTCACGGCCGATGACAAGGACATCCGGATGGTCAGGACGTCCGAGGATGGGAAGCCATTGGTGGAGGTTACGTCATCCACGCTGCCAGCGGGAGCCGCAACCGCAGCGAAGCAGGATGAGCAGACCGGCAAGCTTGGTGTCATAGAGAGCAAGGCGACCACCATCTTGTCCAAGGTCACGTCCCTGGATGACAAAGCCACCACGACGCTTACGTCTCTGGACAATATCTATGACAAGGCCACCACCATTCTCGCGGATGTGGCCACTGTCAAAGATAACTCGGCCACCATAATGTCCGGCACCACGAGCATCGATGGCAAGGTCACCACGTGTAATACTGGTGCGGTGACAGTGACGGGCTCACTTCCGGCCGGCGAGAATCTACTAGGGTACATCATGCCCTATGTTGACACGTTCGAGTGTCACCATGAAGATTACAACAGCAAGCAATCCAGCGGGGTTACAGTGTGGACGCCCGGGGATGGCAAGAGAATAGTTCTGATGGGTTATACCATCAGCACCAAGGATTATCAGACTTGTTGGATGGTAGACGGGAACGGAAACACCATCATCGCCAAGAAGTTTTTTTCTCCGCGAGGTGGCATGGAATCATCGTCCGCGTTTCCGCGTGCCTCGCTCGGCGTTGATGTCCCGATTATTTTTTTTAGCACCGAGACCGACTGTGATCACTCCTTGGATTTATTCGGCTATGAACGGTAGGGAACATGAACCGTTACATCGTTTACAGCCTGGTCTTTCTGGGGCTGGCCGGAAGTGGGTATTACGCCAGTCAGCGACTTGAAACCACAACTGACCCTGCGATTGATGGACTGGTGCGAGTGCGCGTAACCTTTTACATTGAGCCACCAACCGATAGAAATTGGCAGACGGGGTATATCGCCGCCGCTCAATATTCATCCGCCGCTCCTGAACCGAGCGAAAAAGAAAAAGGCCTTTCTTACAACCCGAACGGGTCAAGGTATGTGACCGTTGACCTGAATTTGAGTCCATCATCCGCTGCCAGCATAGTGTCCCGTCCTTACACTAATTTCAAAGTGGAGGACGTGAACAACCCAATTAGTGTTGTTCCGATTCCATGAAACGAGTACTGCTCTTAATGCTTCTCGTGACAGTGCCACGGCTTGAGGGCGCGACCTATACCGTCTGCGCCTCCGGCTGCGACTATACAACTATAGCTGCGGCAATGGGAGCAGTGGGAGCCAGCGACACTATCCAGCTCAACGAGAACCACACGGAATCAGTTCAGATCAATAGTAACTTCGCAAAGCTGACCAGCGACACCGGTAGCCGCACGCTAACAACATCTTCGTCAAATGATCCAACTCTTGATTTTCGCAGCGGGTTGACTGCGCCTTTGACTATTCAGGGAATATCACTCCGGCAAAACAGCAGTAAAAGCCCAGCCGTGATCATAACGTCCCGCGCCGCTAATTCGAAGATTTATTTCATACAATGCGAACTGTACCAACAGAACAATAGTGAAGCTTGTATGCGGGATGACTCAACCTTTAACGGAACAGATAATCTTGTATTTCAAATGTGTCTAATACATGGCGGTGATTATTGTTTCCACCTGCGTGGAGCATCTACGGCATCCGTCAACTGCTGTCGCGTTGAAAATTGTATTTTGCGGAACGGGTCACGTGGAGTCGTCGCGTACATCGCAGACACTTCAGGAACGCAAATCATTGTGTCAAACTCTACTTTGGGCGCATACGCCAGGGCCTTTGATGTCGCCGTGGCGGTTGAAGTGCGGAACTGCGCGTTTTCCGGAAACACAGATGACATCCACATAGTAGGAGGTGGAGCAGCGTTAACGCAATTCAGTTATTGTGGAGTCCAGACTGAGAACACCGCTAACTTAGGCGCGGCGTGTATAACGATATCAAGCGCGAACGAGTTCGTCAATGCTGGTGGAT